ACTTTAAACCCCAGCGTCAGAGAAGTTTTTAACCAAATGCAAAAAAACCCAACAACTCCGGCTGACGATGAGCTGTGGTTTGAAGATTGTCCCAAAGCCGTCAAAGAACTCGAGTACGGCCGTGTGTCCAGAAAGACTAACGTAGCTCCCATAGAAACAACTCTTAGTGATTTGATTATATGAGTGAGCTGATATGTAACCTTCCCGCTGTTAAAGTTAAAGTCAGGCGGGAATATTTAAGGGATTTAGAAGATGGATTTGGTGAGTTTGTCGATGGGATCTGGGTCTCATGTAAATCTATTCCTGGAAGAGCATTTTATTTTGAGACTTATCTGCCTGAGTACGGCGCTCTGTATGACAAGTTGCCTATTAGCGCGTTCCTATCTAGAGCTGAAATACCCAATCCGGACTTACCTCTTAATAATCTGCAGTTCTGGAACGCTATGGATTATGGTATCGTGGCTGTTCATAAACAATTCATCGGTTCAATGGATTTTGAGGTGCTAACCAGAGACTTTGGTCTCCAAAAAGGTACTTATGTAGCTACCCTAGATAATTACCACGCCGATATTAACGCTATAGATTATAGTACAGCTGAAACACCAGATGAACATAAATCTTTTAATCTACTGGAATTGGATAATGGCCAGTATTGCGTCTATCCTAATAATAGAATGAGAGTTTACGATAATAGTCTCACGCCTCACGAGCCAAAGAAGCCGGACTTCAAAGTTAGTACTATTGAGTACCAAGTCGAGAATGGTAACACTACAAGACTTGGCGATACTGACGAATACTTCTGGAAAACTAAACAAGAACAATAGTTACATTTGTTAATCTCCTTTATATATAGAGCTGAAAATAAAAAAAATATTTTTTGTTAAATATAGGTGTAACTGGTGTAACTTATGTAACTCGTATCTGTAATCGTTAGTACATAAGGATTCTATGGTTACATATTTGGTTACATATTTAATTTCAAATATGTAACTTTACAATATTAGATCGATTTTGGCTTTACTAAGGGCTAAAAAGTTTTTTGCAAAAAAATATTTTCTGGTGTATATATATAGGATGAATAACTTAAAGCCTTTGAAAAAGGGTCGGGGAAGACCAAAAGCTGATCTGCATAGTAAGCTTACTAGGAAACAAGAACGCTTTGTAAAAGAGATTGTTTCTAATGATGGGATGATAACTCATAGAGAAGCTGCGATTAATGCGGGATACCCAGCATCTTCAGCTCACACTAGAGCTTATGAAATGATGAACCCTCAAATCTGTCCACATATCTGTCGAGCTATTCAAGCTTATCGAGATGAGTTGGACGAGAAATATGGCATTACTTTTAAAAGACATTTACGAGATTTACAAAGAATTAGAGATATGGCTATAGAAAACGGGGCATATTCAGCCGCAGTTCAAGCTGAGTATAGAAGAGGCCAAGCTAATGGTAATATCTATATTAACAAATCTGAAATCCGTCACGGGACTATAGATAGTATGTCTAAGGATGAAGTCCTGAAAGCTTTAAAAGAGTTGAGACAAAATGAACCGAGATACGCTGAAGAAGTTATTGAACACGAGGACAACAAATCCGATAAAGAAGGAAGCGGGTCTGTACGAACAATTAAAGAGAGCCTCACTACAATACAGTAAACCCATAAGACTTAGTAGAATAGAAAACTGGATGACCCTTGGCCTTCCGGATTTACTTATTTGTGATCACAATCATAAATTTCATTTTGTAGAATTGAAATATGTAAAGTTTAATGCCGTCAATCTAAGCCCTCAACAAATTAGTTGGATTACCCTACATAAGGGAGCTTCCGTTTGGATATTAGTTAAAAGCACTAAAGGCCTTCACCTTTATAGAGCTGACCAAGCCATAGAGCTGAAAGAACAAGGAATAAAATTAGAGCCACATTTCTTTTGTCCTGAGCCTTTTGACTGGCAAAAAACTTTTGACTTGATCTTATAGAAAAAATCGCATATCGTTGTCTTAACTTAAACAAATAGCTTGGAGGCTAGATATGGTTAAATTTAAAACTAATATTCCAGATAATTTTGGAAAAAGATATTGTTTCACTTCTGTTGCAGATACTGAATTAGAAAATCATTATCGTGTAGCAAAGGTTTATGAAAACAAAAGCGGTTACTATCCATTGGGCAAATCAAAGCCTGATAATCACGAAATGGATAAGTTTGTTAGTGAAGATGGCGAACACATTCAAAGAATCTGCGATCAATTTAATGAGGGTCTTAATGTTACTAAAGATGACATTAATCATATAGTTCATTCTTCTGTTAGGTTACAGTTTAATCCTTGGGAGGCTAACAATGATACTTTATAAAGTGTTAGTTCGTGATGGCGAAAGTCAGTATGAAGAGTTGGGTTATTATTCTAATTTTTCTGCAAAAGATTACGATAATGGTAAAATTACCGACCAGAAAATTTTATCAGAATTATATGACGAGCAGTTTACAGAAAAAGATTTGGAACCCGAAACCACCGATAACTATTGGTATGGGAATAAAATTCTATCTGTAGCAAGTGTTAGAGATATATTGGAGGATGAAATCCTTGTCTTACATAAATTTGGAATAGTTTATTATACTCAAGGAGGCCAACAATGAGTAAGTATACAAAAGCAGAAGAGAAAATTGTAGCTGACTTTGAAAAGTTAATTAAGAAAAAGGGATGGCAACCAATGGAAACTAGTGCCGTTGGTGGTGCTTGGTTTGGTGGTAAATCACATCACTCACTTGCTGACTATGTGCCTAGTAAAGTCTTTGATAAATCCAACCTTGAAGACATAGATTTTTTAGTACTTGGATGGAGGGCGTAATGAGTAAAAAAGATTACACAGTCAAATATGACGTTTGCATTTGGTTTGATAGAAACTTCTTGGTTCAAGCGGATTCTCAGGAAGAGGCGGAACAAAAGGCTAAAGAGTTAATGCATGAAACTGAAAATGATATGTATGCCACAGTAAATCCAACACCTTCTTTAGATTATAAAAAGTTAGAAGACTGGGTTTTTGGCGATGCTGAATTTAAATTAGATACTGTACACGTTGTGGAGGACTGATTATGAAAGAAGTAATTAAAAAAGCAGTGGCCTCAGCTCGGTATTTCAAAAACAAAAAAGAAACTGATATGTGGCACTGTATTTGGCATGAGGGTAAACCTTATGATTATCATTTAATCCTAGATAACTATGGCGAGAATGATGAGCTTTTATATGAGGTGGATATATATTCTGTACCTAAATTAAAAAATGGCGAATGGGCAAACTTAAATGATTTAGTACATTTACACACCCACACTTTACCGTATAACCCAAATCTTTTTGAAAAAGGAGAAATCAATGAATAAAGAAGATAAAATTTTAAAAACTTTAAACACTGACTTTGGTCAGCTCAGGCTAACCAACACAATGTTAAACAAAGCGATAATAGATGCTAATACAAGTATCAGGAGATTTGCCAAATTATTTGGTATTGATTTTGATACAATGGTAAACGGCGAAAAGCATAAGTTATTGGCTTATTATGAAGATGATACAGTTTGTACTATTTCATTTTACAAAACTGTAAATAGAGGCGATAGACGATTATCTATTTCAGGAATAAAGAAAAAAGCTGAAATAAATGATTTAATAGCTTTTAATTATAAACGTGTAATTCTAGATAATGATTTACAAGAAAACGTAATTGTCATAAATGTAACGGCCAAAGCCGAGAATAGGAAAATTGCATAATGTTTATATTTCATCTATTAGCTAAACTATTATACGGCTCAGATTATGAAAAACATCTTAAAAATAAACCGATAAGACGGAGGCGAAAACGATAATAAAAGGCGGGCATTTGACCCGCCTATTTTTTTATGTATAATGGGTATGCGATAAATCACATATATAGGAGAAACAAATGGATGATTTAGAAAAAAAAGAAATGTTTAAACATTTAGATACGTTAGACGGACGTGATCTAATGTATTTTTTAATCTTAGACTGTATGGAAAAATCCCAACGTATGGATATGGACGGTCTAACGGCTTTTCTTGATGATAATTTATCTGATGAGCTTGTTAGGAATTATATTAAGGAGGAGTTTTAAAATGATTGATTTTACAACCGACTGGGAAAAAATGAGAGACTATTTTCAAATTTCAAAAGAAGAATTTTTAGCCTCTTATTCTTATGTAACCGAGGCCGAATATGATGCGACAAAAAAGGTAGTCGAGAAAAAGGACGCTTTAGATAAAGATTTATATGAGGATTTATCAGACGGGGAAATATTAGATATGATATTTGATAGGTTTGATATTGATCAATCAAATTTCCAACCGATCTTCAGACCAACTGAAGAACTGTTTAAAAAAATAGATAAATTATTAGGAGCTGATAAATGATTAAATTAGTAAAAAATTCCACTGCAAAAAAAACAACTTATTGTGCAGTAACATATAGAGCGGGAGGAGCTGATAAATTCGCAACTTGCCCTAAAACATGTAATTTAAAACCTGATAGCTCAAAAGGAGCTGAAGAAATAGATTATAGTTATTTAGATGCAGTATCTGATTCCGTCCCAAAAGGAGGCGTTAGTTTTACCTATTCACATTTTAGACCTACCTTATGGAAACATAAGTTAAAAGCGGGAAAAACGGCTATAAACTATTCAGCAAAAAATATTACCGATATGCTTTTACATTCATTCGTACCCGTAGTTATAAATGTTAAAGAAACATTTTGGAAAACAAATGGCAAATCAGAAAAAGTTAATGAT